CCGCCACTAATATTAGTAAAATTACCGCTCGTAAAGTTAGCCGTTGTACCGGTTACGGTAACACCCGAAAGAGTACCAGTAACGGTGACGTTACCACTAAAAGTAGGATTCTGAACTAAACCAGAAATAGAAACGCTTTTATCGACGCCAGCATCCGTAAAGGTAACTGTGTCGATCTTAATGATTCCGTACGGCATTTTACTGTTACTTTTTTCTTATTTTAACTGAAACAATTAAACTCAAGGGAGAATAATTAATGGTCCTTGAATCACAAAACCACTTGCACCACCTGATACGACGCCAGAACAAACAATGGCAGGTGTTGCGCCAGATGGTGTTGTTACCCTAAGTGTGCTGCCAGTGATATTGGTAAATACACCGGTTGCACCAGTGACTGTTACACCGGAAACAGTTGTGAATGTTGCAGTAACACCTGTGGTTGTTGCTCCTGTTAACGATGTAAAGGTACCGGTTGTTGCCGAGGTTGTAACCGTTTGAACCGTAGTACCTGTAATTGTTGTACCACTAAGAGTACCGGTGATCTGGACACCAGAAGCAAAGAAACCAGAACCAAGGACGTTAAGGTTGCCTGATACTGTTGTGTTAGTAAAAGCAAGGTTAATTGCTGCAAGTGTTTGGAAAACACCTGTTGTTGCATTGACTGTTGTTCCGGTGTACGTCGTACCACTAAGATTGGTAAAGACGCCAGACGTACCTTGGATCGTATTACCAGTGATTGTGGCGCCAGAAACACTGGTAGTAAAAACACTAGCGATACCGGTCAGATTCGTGAAACTGCCCGTGTCTCCTGTGACAAGCAGACCGGAAACACGTGTGGTAAATGTACCGGTTGCCCCCGTCAGGGAAGTAAAAGTACCGATGTTACCGGTAACGGTTGCGCCTGAAACTTGTGTGGTGAATGTACCGGACGTACTCGTCAGGTTTGCAAAAACACCCGAAGCCCCGGTAATTGTGGTAGCGGATAACTGACTAGTAAATACACCGGATACACCAGAGATAATTGTTGCGGCAACTGTGTTACCTGTAACTGTTGCACCAGAAACTGTGGTGAATGTACCGGATACACCAGTTAATGTCGTATATCGTCCGGTGTCACCAGTAATGACTGCACCCGAAAGGAACTGTGTAAAAACACCAGAGATACCAGAAACGTTACCAAAAGCACCTGTATTACCTGTTACGGTTGCACCAGAAACCCTGGTTGTAAAAGTACCGGAAACACCTGTGACATTAGAAGCTTGTACCGTATTTCCGGTAATAGTTGCGCCAGATAACTGTGTTGTAAAAACACCAGATACACCAGTGACACTTGTGAATTGTGCTGTAGATCCAGTTACCGTTGTTCCGGATAATGTTCCTGTGATCTGAACACCACTACTAAATTGAGCAGTACCAGTAACTGTTAAACCACTAGCAACGGAAAGATTACCGTTTACATCCAGGACAGGCGTACCAAGAGCCTGGAACGTACCTGTGGTTGCTGCGACGGTAGTACCAGTGATTGTGACACCGCTCAGATTGGTGAATACACCTGAAGGCGAACGGACAATCCCACCTGTGATCGTGGCACCTGATAGATTTTGGTAAACGCCAGATGTAAAAGCACTCGTCGTACCGGTTGCTGTCACAACCGTGGCAGTTACGCCATTGACATTCGTGCCTTGTACGTTGGTACCTGTAATGGTGACGCCACTGACGGTACCGCTGACAACCGCGTTGTTTTGTACAACAATTCCACTGAACGTACTAAAACCTGACGCCGTAATGGAATTGAATGAACTTGTACCAGTAACTGTTAAGTTCCCGGAAATAGTGACGTTACCACTAAAGGTTGCACCACTAGCAGGTGCATAGTAATCATTGAGATATTCTTTGAACTGCGTAAAGGTAATTTTTTTATTGCGTAGAGTGGGGTCAACCTCAAAAACATGAACCAGCGTTAGCAGGTCCTGTTCATCAATCTCGCCACCACTAATGGCAGGGAATTCTGAAATACGGCGATTAGACACCTATCTACTACGCAATTCTTTCTCTCAATTATAGATCGTCTTATTTAGCGCACCTTAATCTCGACACGCGGCAAAAGATTAGTTACAATGTTCCAGGTCCATTGAACGCCTGTAACAATCCCACAAGAAAGCAAGATTATCAACAAGACTTCAGCAACTGTGAGGTTGCGCCTCAAGTAAACAAGCTGAGGTGGCTGCTGTGGAACCTGCTGTTGTTGTGCAATAGCTTGTTGAACAGCAATCTCACGTGCTCTGGCTTTTAACTGCGCCAGTTGCTCGGGCGTGATTTGACCTTCCAAAGTCATTTGCTGGGGCGGTTGGCTAGGTGGGATTTGCTCTTCCATGGTCGCAAATTGTTTTCCCAAAGACTAACATATAAACAAAGGATGTGTCGGTATGCAGTACGGATTACGCAAAAGCTTAGAGGATATTGCGTACGAACTCAAAGGAATCAAGAATATCCTTGGTTCCATGTGGCACAGTCGTTATGCCAACGGTGAAACAGACGCTTTGAATCCAGAAGCTTTTGCCGATGAGTACATCTCGACAGAAGAATGTGGTAAACGCCTGGGCGTCTCAGATCAAACCATCCGTAACTGGATTGCCATTGGCAGAAAAACACCTGATAAAGGCTGGGTCGAAGGCATTCATTATGTCAATGTCTCTCCTGATGTACACCGTAAAGCAGTCCTAAGGATTCCTTGGAACAGGTTGATCCAGTCTTTTGCTAAGAACGAAGGCCTTGATTTGCGCAATATACGCCAGCATTACCACATGTACAAAAAAGATCGAGGCTTTTTAGAGTAATGGCGCATCGTTTCCAAGGAGTTGAGATTGGTTCTATTACGCTTGAGAACCATGAGGAATTATTGCCTGAATCATTGATCCGGCAAGTAGAGATGTTCTTGCCACCCAGTGGTTCATTCGATGATGCGTGCCTACGTAGGTACCTCGAAAACTTAAAAAACTATGAAGAGGAAGACGCTAACTCTGGCATGACTCTTGCCAATCGATTGCGTCTTGCGTTCCAGGATTTAAACGCTGATACGATCTGCGGTAAGTTCCCCCAAGCAGAATTGCCTCTCAAGAGGAGGTTGCGTTGCGTTGCCGAATACCTTATTCGGTCTGGAGAATTTGATAAGGTAAGAGATGAAAACGGAAAGCTCATCAAGAAACGTGGAGTCTTAGGCAAATTGGTGGTACTGTATCAACCAACGGCTAAGCTTCTGGATTCTTTACATCGCCAAGGATTACTAAAAGATGGATCGACGTGAAAAATTAATTGCTTCTGTGATTGGCCCAGAGCTAGACGAAACAAAAGCCAAGATGCTTGATGCCACTATCAAGCTGGTTCTTGGTGATATGGGTCAACAATACTGCAAGATGTGGGAGGTTGAAGGCCCTGGCGTGATGGTGTTTCAACCACGGAACAAAGAACGGTCTATGTTCTTTTGGACCCTAAAAGAAATCCATGCAGCACAAGAGGAGTGTGAGCGGGATAACAAGGGTGATCTTGCCGAGACATTTAGGCGCATCCTTGGGGCAGCGCAAAAGATTGATCCGGCAGAAAAAGCTGGTTATGTCATCAATGATGATGAGGGTATGCGCTATTTCGAGATTGATTACAATCGGGCATCTGAATAATGGCTGAAAAAGGACTGCGTGGTGTTGCAGCACGTAATGAAGGCGCTGAACTAATCACCAATAAAGACTTGGTTCTTGCTGCCAACGAACTGATGGGTGGCATCACGCTTGATGTGGCTAGTTCCAAGGTCGCCAATGAGTACATAGCAGCAGAGAACTACTACACACCAACGGATGATGGGTTGAACGCTCAACAGTGGTACGGAAGTTGTTACCTGTTTCCACCAGCGGGTGCATACTTTTGGGATAAAAAGCACGAAAAGTGGAAGATGACGCGGGCATCGTCACTGACGTTGACGTCCTCCCATGCCGTTTGGTTCCGGCGAATGTACCATGCGTGGCTTGCCAAGGAGATAGAGCAAGGTCTTTATTTCAGCAACTGCCCTGACATGATTCGTTATGAGCCCAAGATCTTTAAATTCCCGATGTGCATTCTGAGAAGTGCACCCTATGTCCTGTGCCATAAAGATGGGGAGGTCAACAAAAAACGTACGTGCACCTCATTTGTTGTCTACCTGCCTCCACAGGATACGTCGATTGATGCAGTGGATGATTTCGTGAAGATCTACGGAGAAAGAGGACATCTTCTTGTGTGATCTCTGTATACTGAAGGACGATTACAAGGATTTATGAGCGTCCTGGCCGACTGGGAGATCAAAGAACTCGCAGAAAACGAGCAGATGATCGAACCTTTTGTTGATCACTTGATCAGCAAAGAAGATGGACGTAAGCTTCTGAGCTATGGACTTAGCTCTTACGGTTATGATATCCGGTTATCTCCTGCACAATGCTTGATTTTTGGTAAGGTCCAGGCTGGGGACTGCGATCCAAAGAACTTTGATCCTGACATCCTGAAACCAGCTGATCTACTAGAGGATGAACGCGGTCAATATTTCCTGCTTCCTCCGTATGGCTATTGCCTGGGCGTTGCAAGTGAACGTCTAAAGCTCCCGCGTGATGTCACTGTCGTTGCAGTAGGTAAATCTACTTATGCACGCTCAGGAATCCTGGTCAATATTACGCCAGCAGAAAGCGGGTGGGAAGGTTACCTAACGCTTGAAATCAGTAATTGCACTGGCCTCTTCAATCGCATCTATGCAAATGAAGGGATCACGCAACTGCTGTTCTACCGTGGTAATCCATGCCATACCACGTATCAAGACCGGAAGGGTAAGTACCAAGACCAGCCAAACAACGTGGTTTTCTCTCAGGTTTAACCGAAAGGCCTACCAAACTGCTCTTTGGGTTTACGGGCGTAGCCAATAGATCCGGCACGCCCACCCGAATCACCTGCCGTTGCACTGGTCGGTTCACGCACTAAGTTGCGTTTTTGATATTCACCAGCCGTTTTGGCAGCACGCATGAATTTAGCAACACGCCCTTGCTGACGATTAACGGATGCGGTAGAGCCACGGGCATCTTCATCAATGCGTCGCAAATCAGTGTCATATGCCTGTTCCGGATTAAGGTCTGTTACCTCAGCTCCAGAGGTACCTGAGTCAACACCTGGATCGTAATTAGGTTTAAATCGGTTAGCCATCCTATCATTGTAAAAGGACTAAATCGATTAAAGCCGTGATGCATTCCGCCGCAGGTTTCTTAGACGCATTTGTGCAAGACGAAGTAAAGTGCCGTTGTCTTGATGAAGAAGATTTTGGCGCACCTCTCGACAATGAACAAAATGATGTACCATTGTATGACATGTACAATCGCGGTCTAGTAGCATGCGAGCAGGGGCTAGAAAGGAATCCGTTGAATCTCGAGGGACAACGGCCTGGAATGACGGGCTATATCCCCTCAATGGAGCAGGGTTTGGCGATGGGAGCATCTCCGAAACCAAGGACTCTGGTGTTGGAACTGGAGGAACCGGACGAGAGGGAACAGATGCTGTCGGCAAAACGACGTGGTTTGCTCCGGTAGAAGAAGTGAGTGATTGTCCTGGAGGTGTTTGCCCAGTACCCTGGGCCACCAAAGAAAAGCCTCCTGTGGTCCAAGAGGATGTGGTCAATCACCCTGCTCACTACACAGATGGCGGCATTGAGTGCATTGAAGCCATCGAAGCAGCTTTGACCGCCGAAGAATTCCGTGGTTACTGCAAAGGCAATAATTTAAAGTACACCTGGCGTGAACGCCACAAAGGCGGTACAGAATCACTGAAGAAAGCTCAGTGGTATCTGGACCGCCTCATTCAACTTGACGAAGCTCAGAAAGGCTGAAGTTCATCGTCATCATCCTCGTCGTCGTCTCGATATCCACAGGCGGCGGCGAGTTCTGCTAATTCAAGATCGGTTG